AGCCAGTTAAACGCCGCTTCTTTATTTGCTTGTGTAATAGTGGCGCTGTAATTTGTTTTAACTTCTACAGAAGATCCATCCTGTAGTTTTAGAAAAGATAAACCCATTTCAGAAAGCATTGTTGGTATTATTTCACCCGATAGATGCTCTATATCTTTTTTCTTTTGTTTGATTGCGTCCTCTTGGACTTCTAGTTGTTTTTGATGTGCCTGCAGTTCTTTTATTTTATCTGCAAGTTTATTAATATTGGTTGTTTTATCCAATACCTCTGTCTGATCTTTCTCAAAATCAATCGTCATTCTTTGCTCCTGTTCCGTACAAATCAATCTCAATAGGATAATATTTTTTTTCTTGTCTATCCCACTTCAAGAGATTGAATCTACCATTTGTTATTTCTGATATCAAACAGCAGACAACACCTATTATAGCAGGATCCCCTGTTAATAACAAGTAGTCCGTTTGTTTAAAATCTTTTATTAAGTTTTTTAATTTAAAGATGAGTGGACCCGGTGAAAAAATCATTTGTGATCTTTCATCCAATAGAAATTTTAGTTTACCATATTCGGCTGCACCCATAATGTTAAATTTAGGCCGACCTTCTCTGGTACCTGTTATTTCTTGAACCACATAAACTGTGCTTTCATCTTTCATGTTGACATATATAATCAATCCTATATATTAAGTCAATAGAAAGATGAAATATAAATTTAAAAAGAAGCCGTATGCACACCAAATTACCGCTTTGGAAAAATCTTGGAATAGAGATACGTTTGCATATTTTATGGAAATGGGGACTGGTAAAACAAAAGTCCTAATTGATAATTTAGCAATGCTTTATGATAAAGGTAAAGTAGATGGTGCATTAATTGTGGCACCAAAAGGTGTGGTCGGCACATGGTACAACCAAGAGTTGCCTGCACATTTACCTGACCACATAGAAAATGTGACCGTTTTGTGGCAATCAAATATAAATCAAAAACAACAAGACAAGTTAGACTTATTATTTAAATCTGGTCATGAGCTTCATATTATTATAATGAATGTTGAAGCTTTTAGCACAGATAAAGGTAGATTGTTTGCAGCTAAATTTTTAAGATCACACAAATCATTAATGGCTATTGATGAGTCTACGACAATAAAAAATCCAAAAGCAAAGAGAACAAAAAATATATTATCGCTGTCATCCATCTGTAAATACAGACGGATAATGACAGGTTCTCCTGTCACTAGAAACCCATTAGATCTTTATTCACAATGTGAGTTTTTAGATCCAATGCATTTAAACCATTCTTCTTATTATTCTTTTAGAAATAGATATGCTATTATGAAAAGCGCAAACATATCAGGAAGATCTATTAATCTTGTCACAGGTTATCAAAACCTAGGTGAGTTGTCGGATAAGTTGAAACCTTTTTCTTACAGAGTATTGAAAGAGGATTGTTTAGATCTACCGGATAAGGTTTATATGAAAAGAGAAATACAGCTTACACCTGAACAGAAAAAGTTATACGATCAAATGAAAAGAGAGGCATTAGCAACGTTAAATGGTAAAACTGTTACAACTATGACAGCACTCACACAGCTTATGCGGTTACATCAAATAACTTGTGGACATTTTTCTGCAGATGATGGCACAATACAAGAGATTAAAAACAATAGATTATCAGAACTATTGGACGTATTAGAAGAGGTAGAGGGTAAGGCTATCATATGGGCCCACTATCAACACGATGTTAAAAACATATTTAAGTTATTAGAGGACAAATATGGTCAGGGTTCCGTGGTCCATTATTATGGCAAAACGTTACCTGAAGAACGAGACTATGCTATTAAGAGTTTTAAAGAGAATGATAGAGTCAGATTCTTTGTAGGCACACCACAGACGGGTGGATACGGTATCACACTAACACAAGCAAACACTGTAATTTATTATTCTAATGGATATGATCTAGAAAAAAGAATGCAATCAGAAGACAGAGCACACAGAATAGGGCAAAAGAAAACAGTGACATATGTGGATATTATAGCAGAAAAAACCGTAGATACAAAGATAGTGAAATCTTTACGAAAAAAGATTAATATAGCATCTGAAGTTATGGGAGAGGAGTTAAAAGAATGGATATAAAAGCACCGTTTAAAATAAATTTTTTGACAATAAAAACAGAAGGGTTCTTTCTAAAAAGAAAAGAAATAAACAAAAAACTTAAAAAGTTCCCTGAAAAAAGATATGCAAATTTCTATAGTAATAGACAAAAGTGCACTATGGAAAAAGATTTTGTAAAAATATTTGAAGATGAGTTTCTTAAAATATCAAAACACTTTCAATCTCAAATGAATCTTGAAAGCTGTTGGTCAGCAACATACTCAAAAGGTGACTACCATGTCCCACACAACCATGGTTCTACTGGTTATTGTGGCATTCTATATTTAGACATGCATAAAAAATCACCATCTACTGTGTACATGCAACCATGGAATGATGATTTTGACAACACTATCCTATACGAGCCCACTGTAGAAGAAGGAGATATAGTAATTGTGCCTAAATTTGTGGTTCATTTTACTAGACCAAATCCAGTTTCTTTTAAAAAAAGAATTATATCTTTTGATTTTAATTTTTTTAAAAAATAATTATTCTAACCAAGGCGTATAAACTACTTTGCCATCAACTCTTTGTGCACGTAGTGATTGATTTCTATTACTGTTTGTAGAATATGAACAATGTATCCAGCCCGATGTCGGTTCGTTATCACGGTAAAATTCTAGAATAAGCTGGTCGTATTCTAGTTCATTCTTGATGTATAAAGCTAGCTCCCTGTTGTCTACACCAGGTATCTCAAAGTCTGCTGCAGCTGCACTGTCATCTGCTACGTGCTGGCTGTTTACACTGCTACCTATTGCAATACAAAGTTCAGCGCAACGAAATCCGCTAGATATAATTAATGGTTTGTTATAATGCGAACGTATTGGTTGCAAAACATTTATTGCTAACTCTTTAAGATTTTCAATCTGTTGTGGGTTAGGATTATTATTAATACCTTTTCTCTCCGCCACCTGTGATTTAGTTAACTCATCTAGAGTTATATTTGCAGTAAGTTTCATTAAGTCAGTAGTTTATCTAAAAAGAATAATGCTACCGTCCCCACAGTAGCTAAAAGAACCCAATAGATTTTGTCTATCTTGCCACCCAATTTGTCTATATCTTGATGCATGTGCTTCAGGTGATTATTTTTAATTGAAGACACGTCTTTACGCAAACCGGTTATGTAGCCATATAAAGCTACGATGTGTTCTCTTGTATTTTTTGGTTCAATAGCCATTAAGTTCTTTTAATCCTTTGTCTTATAATCTGTTCTTCAGGAGACAATAAAGCAGTTTCTGTTTGTGTCAACCCAGAAACGGGGTCAACTTGTGCAGTTCTAACTGGGTTAATTGTGGGTGTAGTGGATGTTACTGAAGCCGGTAATTGTGGTGTAGCCACTTCTTCTAACAAGAAATTATCCAAAGACACGTCAAAACTAGACGTTAAAGGTGTGTTTTTAAAAGCACTTCTCATCTGTCGTAAAGTAGGTTGAACCAATCTAAACATATTTGGTTGTCCAAGGTTGTCTGCTATTTCCTGAAACCTAGCTTGTATGTCTTCTGACGGATAATATGGATCAAATTTAGCTCTAGATAAATTACCAAACGTAACAGAGCCTATTTGTCTATCACTAAATTCTCTTCTTAATCTAGCTCTATCAGCACCTAAAATTTGAGCAGCGTTAATATTTTTATACATTTCTTGTTGCACATCAAATCTAGCTTTGTTTGAAGTATAGTATCTGGATATAACATCATTTGGTTTAATTGGTCCACCTCTTAACAATCCAAAAAAACCACCAGTAAATTCTCTTCTAGCATTTCTAATACCTGTTTGATATTCAGATATTTTAAAACCCATAGATTGAATAGGATCTACTTTTATTGCTCGTAGTCCCATGAATCCTGCAAGTTCAGGACCAATTTCTAATTCATCTCCTCTCTTTGTGGGTCTGCCAAAAGCAGCTTGTCCTAATCTTTGAAATTGTTTGTAACCCGGTGCTAGTGCCTCTCCTAAATGTAAGAATCTTATTTTAGCTTTGTCTCCAGGAGACGTTTGGTCCGTGTACAGTTGTCTACCATCTCTTGTTCTACCACCTCTAGTAATAATGTCCGCTGTAGCTTGAGTCCAAATAGATTCTGATATAAATGGATTCATAAACTCTGCACTAGCTTCACCCACACCATTAACAAAACCAGCTAACAACGTTCTATCTGTTTGCTCTCCTTCAATAATGTTATTGACCAATGTTCTAAACGGTCTGGCCATGACATCATACGCATTACTGTGACTAAAATCTATATATCTTAATTCACCATCATCTAATTTTATTGGCACCAAAGTAGAATTTTTAGACCAGTCAGGAACAAATTGTCTTAATGCTTGTAGTTCTTCGTCAGTTACATCGTATAACATCTGTGCACCTTCAACTACAGCTCCAGGAACAACTGCTAGTGTTGTTGCCATACCAGTTAATCTAGTTATACCTGTTCTATATAGTGGGTTATCGTTTTTAACTAACTGTCCTGTAGCAGCGTCCACAACATAGGGAGTTACGTTACTACCTCTAACTGGTTTAGAATGTCTTAATTCTTTTAAACCTTGTTCTGCTATATTTGTTGTAGTTCTAATAATTTCAGACGGAAATGACATAAAGTTACCTATAGGTAATATTCTAGATGTTTTAACTGCTGAACCTACAAAAGCATAATTAGGCACAGTATTTTTAACAATATCTGCTGCCTCTTCTTTTAAACCTCTTAATACATCATCAGGTATATCATCTATATTTCTTATTCTACCTGTTTTTAATGCAGCTCTTTTTAATCTATCTAATTCTACAACATAGTTTGTAATTTTCCATGTATCGTCCTCTGCAACATATTTACCTTGTAAAAACGACCCTAATTTTTTTAACTTTCTTACAAAAGGTTTTAATATTGCATCAGTTGCAGCAACATTTGATCCAGCTCCTGCGTCTCTTAATAGATTAATAAGATCTCCTATTTGAACTTGTGTGTTTACAACACCCAACTCTAACAGTTCTCTATAAGCTGCTTGTGCCTTTGCATTATTAGGACCTAATTTTAATAATGCAGAGGTATCTATACCTTTGGCAAAAGCCTCTGCTAAAAGTTTTGGTCTGAACAGACCCTCGAATAAAATACCGTTTGCACCAGCAAATGCACCAGCACTAAAAAAATTACGTAGGTGCGTAGGTATTGATAAAACTGTTTTTGCTAATTGTGATATCGCTTTTGGAAAAATTAATAAGTTTCTATAAAACCATGTCACAGATTTTTCTGCAGCATTAGCTCCTTCTCGACCTCTAACAATAGCAGTTAAACCTGTCCCAACATCATTTGCATTTTGTATACCTTTTGCAATATCTTCTGTTGTAAACTTTCCAGACAAACTACTGTAACTATCTTTTGCCCCTGGAATTTTTGATAATATTTCGTCTTGAACTTTTACAATTTTAATACCTGTAACAGGTGCATTAACTGCAGCTTTAGCTGCCTCTTCAGAGTCCCAGAAAAAACCTCTTTTACCTTGTTTTTGAACTTTTTTATTTTGTTTTGCAATATCATCAAGGTAAGCTGTAGTTCTAGCAACAGCTGATAAATTAGTAACTGCGTTAAACAGTGAATATCTAGGGTCCTCTATTTCACCAAATAATTGTCTAAATACTTTGCTACCTTTACCTTTTGCTTTTGCAAAACTTTTTGTTTTAGCTCCCATCATAGTAGAATTACCATAAGTTATATCTGGCAGTGGTCCAGGTTTCTTTTTTATTTGAGCCTGATTAATAATATCATCAACTATAAATTTAGCTTCATTAAAAAATTTATCACCAGTAGGAACAAACTGACCGGCTTCTGTTTTTTCTAATTTTACAGGATCTTTACTTGTTTTGTTTAAATATCTTCTAAATAAATTTATAGCGTTAACGTATGCCTCATCAGTAAAAGGTTGTGTTTGCATTAATTTAGCAAGACCAGATTTAGTTTGAAATATTTTGTAAGTGTTACCAATCCAACCTTGAATTTTATTTTTCATAATTTCTTTAATTTCTTTTGAGCCACTTGAAACTATTTTTTTATTGGCAACAGACTGTTCTAGTATGTCAATTAATTTAACAACTTCTGCTCTACCGTCATCTAAACTAGATATAATTTTGCCAATAGATTCATCAGAAACTTTTTTACCTTTTAATAATTTTATTAATTTATCACTTGCATCGGCATTAACTGGTTTTCTCAAGTCACCCTCAAACAAAACATCATTTAATTGTTTATAAAATTGTTGCTGCTCTACGTTAGTGGTTGTGTCAAAAAATTTAGATGTGTTGGGAAATATCTTATCAGCTTCTCTTGTTATATTATCAGTTATCTCTTTAATTCGCAGTGTATCACTGGCCTTCAAAGCTTCTTTTGACATCTGTGCTTTAAAAACTGCTTCAGGTTGATCTCCTGCTGGAGATAGAGGACCAACGATATATTTATCTATCCATCTTGTTACAGCACTATTAGAGTATGCATCATCCTCTCCTCTTTTAGCTAATGCTTTTACAGTTTTACCTGCACCATAAACAAAAGGTGTAATAAACAAAGACTCTGATCCAAACTTAACTCTGTTCATTAGTTTTCGAAGAGCGTCTTCTCTACCTGTTTCTACATCTCTATCTAGAGCTGTAGGCGCATTAAAGAAGTCTCCAAAAGTTCCTATATCTTCTATATCGGCAACAAATGTTTCTCCTGTAGCCCCACCTGCTACACCCGCTGCAAATCTTTTTATGCCAGCTCTATCGTTTAATTTTTTTGCTTGAAGAGCTGCTTTGTAAGCATTTGCTCCTTTAAAGTTAGCATATGCACCAGCCTTCTTTGCTTTGAGCGCTTTGTCAGCTAATTTAGTTCCTATTCTAAAACCAGCACCACCAGGTATACCTATAGTCACTAAAGTTTCTGTAAGTTTACCAGCTAGTCTACTTTCAGCTGCCTCATCAAATGGATTGATCTTATCAAAAAATTTTTCTATATCTGCTGCCGTATTAGAATCTGCTCCAAGGTCCACGAGCTCTGCACCTAGAGATACCACACCTTCAACTGTTTTGATTAATCCTGAAGCTATACCAGCACCTATGGCTGCAAATAAACTAGTTTCGTTGTTCTTTTCTGCTTCTGAAAGAGGGACAAATTTTGCCATTTATCCTCCTATATATCTACGTCGTCTTCAACGGCAAATCTTTTTTCTAGTTCTTTTCTTTTTTCTTCTCTAATTTTAGCAAGGTCTTCACCAACTCTTTCTGCATAAGTTTTTTGTGTAGTTTTTTCTTCTTCTGGCAAAGTATCACCCTCTGTGTCTAATGTAGATACTGGAACTAAATCTCTACCCTCTTCTGTATCAACTAATTTATAAGTTTGTTTGTCTAATAAATTATAGAAAAATTTACCTACGTTGGCTTTGTTTGCTTTAACAAATTGTTTTCTTGCTTCAATACTATTAACATCAAAGTCTAACGGAGTTCCTAAACGTTCTGCTCCATAACTAGTAGCTAAAACTTTTTCTGTTTCTAGTTCATATTCAGCTCTCGCTTCAGCTAAAGTAAAATCATTATCATAAGTTGGTAAGTATGCTTTAATTAAAGCTTCTTTTTGTCTATCTTCTTTTTTACCCATAGCTATATCTCTTTCAGCAGCTAATTGTTTATCCAATAATCTTTCTTTAAAAGCTCTGTCACCAGCTAGCTCTCTTTGTCTTGCTTGTGTATCTTGAAATCTTTGGAAAGGATTTTGAAAAGCTTGAGCAACAGTTGATATAGTTCCACCTCGTGGTGGTCTTGAAAGAAGATCTAGGCCTCCAGATATTAAAAGATCAGGCACACCTGGTGTCGCCAAAGCTCTTTGAAAAAAACTATCTTTCTCTGAACCTACAGGAGCGTTCACTGGTTCTCGATACCTGTTACGCATGCCATCCATAATACCCATGTTTTCGACGTCTCCGCCCATTCTAAACATAGGTCTTTTTAAAATTCTACTTCTCATATTATAAGTTTAAGTTAATTTTTCCAGGATTTGTTACTGCTCCGTAGATACCCGCTAATGTTGAACCTACACCAAGAGCTGTTTGTAATGGTGTTGGGTTAGGGACTGATTGAACAGTAGTTTGACCAGGGTAGCCACTAATTAATGATGCAACACCAGATCCAAATCTATTTAATCTATCAATAGGTTCAAATGCTTCTAATCTTCTACCCTCTCTTGCCGCGTCTGCTTCTGCTTGCGCTTGGGTTTGTTGGATGGCGCCCAAACGACCCAACTGTGAAACATCTGCTCTTTGTAAACCAGGAAGTTGTGAAGCTAATCCTGATTGAAACTCTCCTAAACCTAATCTAGATCTTGATAGAGCTTGTCTATTTGCTAAATCTTGTTGTCTTCTACCCACAGCATCATCAAAACCTCTTTGTAATAATTGCGCTTGTAATAATGCTCTTTCTCTAGCAGCTCCAGTTCCAAACTCTGAAAGTTGTACTCCTGCTCTGCCAGCGCCAAGCACACCTAATTGTGCTTGTTGATCTCTAATTGCTTGTTCTTGTATTTGTCTTTGTCTATCAAAATCTGTGAGTGTAGCGTCAATAACTTGTGATTGATATGGAGACATAAAATCTTGAATTGAACCTGTGCCTGTTCCTGCACCAGATCCTAACATAGCCTCTGCACCAGCTATACCAGTAGCTGCTTGACCTGCTTGTTGTTGTGCCGCTGTTACAAATGGTTGAAATGAACCTATACCTTGTTGTGCTAGAGTTATAGCTTGTGTCTGTAATGGGTCTTGCGCTGCAACTGTAGGTGCAAATCTAGATGTATCTAATGGTACAGCTGTCTGCGCCGTTAGCTGTTTACCAAAGTCGGTTGCTAGATCTTCTATAAATTGTGGTGGTAATACTCGTGATTCTGTTATTGCCATTATGCTACCTTATTTTCCAGTTGTTTCATTGTTTTATACATCAGATCTGCTCCCTTATCAACACTTCCTCCACCTGCCGCTCTTACTGCATCAGCTGTAAAAACAAACTCATTCTTGGATAATCTAGCGGGAACATCGTCTGCTTTCTCTTCTTTGCCTATAGGCACAAAACCACCACCTCTTAAATCCATCTCATTACCACCTAAATCCATCATACCACCTTCGGCCATGGACGCGATTCCGCCTTTTGCCATGTTATTTACTTTTAAAATATCTCTTAATACTTTGATGCCACCAAAAGGTTTAAGAACTGTGCCTCCTTTAGTATCGTAACCTAATCCTTTTAAGCTAGATATTTCATATTTGGTAAGTCCACCATCTTTCATTTTCATAATACCGCCTTCTGCTGCTATAGTTCTTATTTCTCCTAAAAACGGATATTTAGTTTTTAAACCACTAATGTCCCCAGCCGCGTAAGCGTCTTGAACTTCTTTTCTAATTGCTGCAACATCAATACCTGTTTTATCAGCGATTAATTTAGATAATTGTTCTTCCTCTTGTTTTGGTGTCATTAATGCTGAAGCCCCTGATAAAGCTGCAATTGTTAATCCTGCACCGCCACCTGGAAATTTACTAATACCTTTACTCCCTATTTTACCTAATTCAGTAAAAAAGGTACGTGTGGGTGTTGAATAATCCATAACACTTGGAAATAAACCTTGAGCAAAACCTGCACCTTTTATACCTGCAAGTTTACCACCAAACATTGTGCTACCTTTAGCAAAAGGTCCAAGCCCTCCTGCATAGGCGCCTAAACCTATCGCTATCGCAGCTTTTCCTATTGGACTCTTAACAACTTTCTTAACTGCTTTTTTGGCTTTCTTAAAAAGTTTTTTAACAAAGAATGATGGTATACCTGTTTCGTTTACAGCTTCACCCGCACCACCTAATGATTTTAATAGTGCTGCTTCATCATCATTAATGTATGCTAATGATTCACCTGGAGGTGCCATCATCTCTGCATCTTTTACGGAAACATCACCACCTTCTGCAAAACTACCTTCATATGAAGCAGCTGTACCCGGGTCTGAATACTCACTAAAACCTGTGTCTGCTCCACTGTCATCCGTTATAGAAACTAAATCAGATGGAGGAACATACTCTCCTTGAGAAGTTACAGCTCCAAAATTTGTTGGTGGCCCTGAATCTGATTCTCCTCGTATAACTCTTTGAACAACAGGTCTAGTTACACTACCAAGTAGTCTTGATCCTATAACTCTTCTTGCAGCGTCAGCCTTACTTAAACCACCAGTTGCTACTAAAGTAGCAATATCTTTTACAATACCAGGTCCTTGTCTTTTTACTGCCTCTCCTAAAGGTCCTAATACCTTTCCAACTAATGGATTGGAAAGATCTCTTTCTTCTTCTAATCGTGAAGAAAGACCCCCTTCTTCTAATAATTGTCTCGCTATTTGTGATCTAGTTATTGCCATTTTTTCACACTACTTGGTTTTAGGGAACAAATCAAGCGCAGGCATGATTACTTTTACATCCCTTCTAATGTCCTCTTCTAGCACACCTTTTGACTTCCATTCGTCCTCTGTTTTATATATCTCTCCTGTTTTCTTGTGAGATATTGTTGTTATTATTTCTTTTGGCTTTACCTCTAACATTATGATGTTACCTCTCTTGGCTGTATTTGTAGTATTGAAGCTATAACGTGCAGCTCATTCGCGTCAGAGGCTTGTACTTTTAATATCTCACTTTCTTGCATAACAAGAGGTTGAGTTAAAAGTTCCACTGTTGTGTTAGTATCTACCGCCTTTGTTTTAAACAAACTAAATATGTTAGAGCTAGCATCAACTAGAGTCACCGTTATATTACAGCTAGATCCAGCATCGTTAGAGACTAATATTGATTTTACCACAGATACGTTAGCCGAGGGCACTGTGTATAGAGTGGTTAGATCAGTGGTTGTTAAATCCGTTTTTGCATTTATAAAACTATTTGCCATTAATTTAAAAAGAAGTTTTCAGCTTCTACCTCATCTTTTAAGTCTTGTTGATACGTAGTATTTAATTTATTAATGATACCATCAATATCTCTAGCTTGTGACTCTGATATTGTATAATCATATTCTATACTAGGTCTTGTAAATGTTTGCACTATCTTCGCCATTATCTATATCCATTTGTTTTCTGGTACCAAGAAATCATTGTGTACCTTGTTCCTTTTACTTGTTCAACTCCGTGTAAAATTTTTTTACTGTTAAAAAAAATAAAATCTCCAATATTATTTTTAATAAATTTGTCTTCTACAATAGTTCTTCCGCCTTTATAATTTGAGTTTAAATAACAAATACAAGTATAATCATTCTCTTCTACAGCCTCTCCATCGTAATGGTTTTTCATAAAAGAACCATCAGGCCATTTTACTACCTGTAAATAATTAAATTTAACATTATGTTGTTTAGTAACAAAATCTATTAGTTTATCTCTAAAAGGAATTTTTTCATCTTGTAATAAAAAAGTATTATTCCATTGTTTTATTTTATCTTTGTTAGATTTAAAATAATCTATAATCTTTTTACATTCTTTTTTTGAAAAAAATCCCATAGCTTTGTTAACCATCTTTGCCATTATCTTCTACCATCCGGTTGTATGTCTAATCTAAACGTTCCAATTTTCCAATCTTGACCAGTGCCTGTATTTTCTACTTTTAAAGCTACTGCTCTTCCTCTAGCTCTGGTGTCAACCTTTGTTGTTGATGATGTAATAGTAAAAGGCCCTAACGAAGAACTAGCCGCTGTATCGTTAGAGTAGTTTTTTAAATTTAATGTAACTTGTGTATTACCTGTTTGAGATACAAAGTCAGGTATAAATCTTCTAACCTTCATTAAAAACTCTCCATCTCCTCTAAAAGTTGCTGTTCCTGACACCTGTCCTCTTTGAAGTTGTTGAGTAATATCAAAATCTCCTGATAATATATTAGCTGTGATTGCAGTTATTGTTCCGTTTTTATTTTGATCAGTTCCTGTTTCATGTTCATAGTAGGCTGTTCTCCCTTCTGTATTACCCACAACATCAAACGATGTATCAGTGTCGGCATCATAATCAAGAGCATGAGGTAAACCAAACACAGCTGAATCTTTCCACATAGTTCTATCTAATGTGCCAATAGTCCACACAGGTCTTTGTGGTGATGAATCAAAATAATTATAACAAACCATTTTATTTACAACAGAGGATGTTGCTGACGGATAGAACCACATAATCTCACCAAACAAATTATTAAGTCCTGCAGATATCATCTGATTACCAGATGCTATATTAATATCATCAAATACAAAGTCCTCTACTAAACATGGGAGTGATTCTAATTTACCGGCGTATCTAAAGAATCCGTTTTCAGATAACCAGTATGCTGCACCATCTACCTCTACAACAGCATTTTGTCCTGCAAGTCCACAGTTTGTACCAGCCTGTGTAAATGCAAAAGTAAATGGTTGACCAACAAAACGCATTAAGAATAACGCAGTATCGGTATAAACATAAATTGCATCTCTACCTCTAATGGCTCCTCTGATCTGTGATCCGTCGGCCAGTCTCTGTGTGCCGGCTGTGTTGGTGGCTGTTGGCGCATACGTGTTAATATCCTCTTGGTCCGAAAATCTAATAAACATATCGTCTTGTGTAGTTTTATTACCGATAGTTGTTTCTGTTCCAAAAAACACCAAGTGTCTATCCGGTGTTGATACTACCATGTGTCTTGAAGCTGTAGGGGCTCCAGATATAATCGTGCATCGTGTGTCGGTAGCATTGGACAAAGAAGAATCCCATTCAAACACTTCACCATCATGAATTAAACAAATAGCTTTATCACCAAAATTATCCAGTGACCACATGCCAGGCTCTAATACTAAATCTCCGGATGCTGCTTCTCCCCAAGCTACGAAGTCAGTTGTATTCGTTACAGTCGCTCCGTCGCTGTGAGCGGCTCTTGTTGTGCCTCTTACAGCTCTGGTAATCCCTGTTAAAGTTGTGCCACTTGTGACACCAGTGTAAGATATTTCTTCTGTTCCTACTTTTATAAAATTTGTTCCTGAACTTGGAAACTGTGATGCATCGGCTAAAACAATACTAGTGCCTGACCCTCCAGTTCCAAAAGCATTGTCGCCTAGAGCACCATTAAGTGTAGTGGTTACAGCATTAGAAGCTTCACCACCCCAGGATCCTAAACCCCAACCAAAACCTTTTTCTTGAACTGCAGATCCAACAGGAAAGTAGTGTTGTACTCTAATACCTCCAGATGTCGTGGCTCCTGAACCAGACTCGTTTGATGGCATTGTAATAGTAATTGTTTCTGTTGTAGGCACAGAGGTAACCATAAATTTTTTATCATCAAAATCAGATGCACTGAAATTAGATCCGGTGATAGTCGTAAAATTATCTAAAAGAATAATATCCTGTGGGCTAATACCATGGGCCGAAGCAAAAGTTATCGTTACGGTCGGTGATCCGTTGGTCGTGCTGAATGCATTGGTAAGCGTTGTAGTAGATTTAATTGGGTGTATGTCATAAAACACACCACCTGAAAAAGCATATAATATTCTGTTTGTGCCTATAATCGCGTATCTTCGACCTAAACTATTAACGAAGTGGTGTAAACCTCTACCGGCTCCTGTTAATTCATTCTCATTAACGTTTCCTAGCTGGTTCCATCCACCAATTTTTTCTGGAACACCATATCTAAAACGAACATTGTCACAGTCTATCCACTGTCCTTCGGCCGCTGTGGCTGTGATCTGTTTGTTGATACCTGGTTGAAAGCCTATCTTCTGTAGCATAGATTACAAAATATAGCACAAAGCTATATATTTCAATGTTTAAATATACAATTAACCACTACCCTAAATCTAAAATTTAAGGGAGGACTAGCGGCATGTAAGGTATTTGAATCAAATATAACAGCTCGTCCTCTTTTGGGTCTAACTCTTTTTATCACTTTTCTGTGGTTATTAAAGAATAAAGTGTCTCCATCTGAATCATTTACGTAATATAGGACGCTTGTATAAATATTGCCAGGATAGTCAGAATGCAATGACCCATGGGTTTTTTCATTTGCACCTATTATCTGAACATTTAAATTAGCTTTTACTCTGTAAAAACTTTTAATTTTAATAAACTTATTAGACTTATACATTTTTTCAAGTCGTGGCCAGTGCATAGAATTTCCTTTTTCCTCCATGTAAAAAGTATGGCAAAATTGATGATAATCTTTTTCAAAAGGTAAACCTGAATTTACTTTAATTCCTGAAGTATAGTTGTCTGGAACGTAGTTTGAAGTGTGAGCGAGAAACCAAGGAAACTGATTGTCAAGATCTACATAAAGAGTTTCTTCAAGAAAGTCTTGATCTTCTTTTTTAAAAAAATTGTCTACTACTTTAATCATCTTTATAAAGGGGATAGTCGTGGTGAAACTACCCCCATTCTTCCTATATCATTTTCTAAACCATCCAGGAAGTCCTAAATGTAGTCGTCCATCGAACATATTCTTTTCAGCTTTCTTGGAAACTTTATTGTAGTGTAAAAAAACTTGAGCACAGTCTTTACCTTTAAATGCTTCTCTCCAATGCTCTAACTCACATCCAGAATAAATAAGCATGTCTCCTGGTTTTAAATCTATCTTAACTCCTTTTAATCCTTTTTTACCTGATGGCTCTAAATATATTGGCCAAGAATCTCCACCTAAATTAAGTGTAGTAGATATCTCACAACTAAATCTATCTTTGTGTCTTTCAAGAACATCACCCTTTTTATAGATTCTTGCGTAGGAATAAGTGGGTGTTAATTTTAAACCTGTGTGTTTTTCCATAGCAGGCTGAACTTTTAATAACAAAGTCTCCATGGCTACATCGGCGTAGTGTGAATATGTATTTGGAACTTGATTGTCATTCCACCTGCCCCAATCTTCTTCGTGCTTTGATATGTAGTTGTGTTTAAATAAAGTATCAGCAACTTGTCTTTTCATCAAAAAATAATTGTAGACAAATCCAGCTAGATCAGAAGACACAGCTTTTTTTAAAACAGTGTATTTATTTTTTTTAAAGGTCATCTTATATTTCTTAAATTAAAATTGAACGCTATAATCTTTTTCTGGTCATTATAATTATTTTTTGATGTGTGTAAATAGTAACTTGGGAAGATCAACAAGTCTCCCTCTTTTACATTAATTGATTTTTTGTTAAATATTTTAATACCTTGTTGTTTAGGATTAGGTAAATATAAATAATAAACAGCAGAAAGATTTGTATGACTATGTGTGTGCCATCCATGTCTACCTTTTTTTAAATAATTTTGATACCAGTAGTTATCAATAATAATTTCTATATTATTAGAGTGTTGTTTATAATATTCTTTTACAAAAAGTTTTAAGTATTTTAAAAAAATAGGATGCATTAGAGGCCAATAAGGTTTTGAAGTATTCTTTGGCATAAACCAATCACTTATTAAATTACCATCATTTTTACCTGCTGTTACATTAAGCAAACTAACAGCTTTATCTTTAATAGATTTATGTTCTTTTATCTTTTTTATCCAAAGCACAATTATCTATATGGTTTTCCTAAATTCCAAATTACTAAACTATATCTAACACCTTTAGTTATTGGTTTAACTCTATGCCAAACAAAAGATGGAAAAACAACTATACTACCTTTAGGTAGTATCTCCGTGCATAATTTAGTATTTCTAGCACGTTCAGGATCTTGATTTCTTAAATCAAATTCTAATTCTCCTCCTTGATATTTTTTTGGATCAGTTAAACTCACTGTCACAGATAGCTTTCTTATCAAACCATTTTCTGGTCCTTCTTTCTTGTAAGGCGTGTCCCAACTGTCTTGATGCCAGTCATAGTATTGACCTTCTTTGTATATGGTAAACTGACAAGATTCAGATCTATCCCAATCAAAATTCCAACCAGCTTGTTGATTGGCCTCTCTAATAAAAGGGTGTATTTCTTTGTATATCCATCTATCATCTAACCAAACAATATTAGAATCTCTTTTCTTTTTTAAATTAAAAAGTTCTCTTTCATTTAAAGGGTTCTTTTTTATATCTCTATATTTATTTTTTTCCTCTGCTCCTGTGATAGCAATACCTTCTTTCTGTTCCTTGCCGTGTCTTATTATTAAATCACATATTTTAGATGGAAGAGCAGATTTAAAATAATAATAATAATTATTTAAATTCATATGTTGTAGTTAAAAATATGTTACGCTTTCTAGACATGTTAGGTGTTATAAAATATTTTAACGAGCTTGGAAACATAACAAAGAAATTGCTTTTCATTTGAACAAACCACTTCCTGCCCTCTCTACGATTATTATTAAATTCAATAACCATTTGACAAGATTCTGGTTGAACATCTATTCCATACACAAAAGTATAATCAGGAGAGCGTCTTAAATCTAAAGGGTCCACAGTATTTCTTAAAAAGGATTGTTCTTTAGGTGCGTAAACGTTTCCCCAATTTTTCATAGGAACTAAATGTTTTTCATAATCTATTTTATAGTGATCTTTAAAATGATCCTGTAACCAAGATAGTTCTTTTGAATATTCCACTACATAATCAAGATAAGAGTAATCTCTATCATCATCACTCATTCTTTTATTATCTATAAAAGACTCTAATATATTGCCTTTTATTTCTGCTCTCTTAATTTCAAAATGTTTTGGAGTTTTGATTTCGCCGTAATAATAATCTATTTCTGATAGCACCACTTTTTTCATAATTTATACTGAATTTATATCAACTAAATCCCATGTTTGTCCAGCTTCATTCCACTGATATTTCCAAAATTTACCTGTTCCTGCATCTACACTTGCAATATTTTCTGCTTCTTGTTCAGCCGTTAGGCTAGGTTCTGCAACTGGGGGATCCCAAGCCGCTGTTGATAAATTTAAAGTCCAACTATCATAAGGTTTTGGCGGTATAAAAATGTCGTTTGTTTCGTCATAATTCCAACCAACACCAGGATAGTTTCCCCTAAAAGGTGTTCCACCTAATTTATGTGTATTTCTAAAAGTATTATAAGAGCATTTTTTCCAAAGAGGATAAAAGTGTATTTTTTCTAGGTATCTTCTACCTCTTTCCTCTTCTTCAACACCCTCATCACTAGAAGTTTTAACATCATCTACAACATGCACTCCTAGTACTCTGTTATCTTCATCTAATTTTGCAAAATGTGCCATATCCTATAAATCCTTATTGAAATTTATATCTTATTACTACAATTCCTGATCCACCAGTGAAGCCTGATCCTCCGCCACCACCAGTATTTGCTTGTCCTGCAGCTCCGGGAGGTCCAGTGCCACCACTGCCTGGTCCGCCGCCGCCGGATCCTCCTGATCCGCCGCCACCAGGGTTAGCAATTGGATATCCTCCACCGCCACCACCGCCAGCTCGTGTTACAGATGAGCCTGTAATTGATGTTGAAACTCCTGCACCACCAGGTCCACCAGCATTACCTTGTCTAGCGCTTCCAGCACCTCCGGCTCCTCCGCCACCACCTGCTGATCCTGCGTTTGAACCAGGGGGCTCTCTTCCTTGCCCACCAGGCTGTCCTTGAGGTGGACTTGTTGGAGGTTCATTTCCATTGCTTCCAGGATTAAATTGATTTTCACCACCGCCACCACCAGAACCACCTTGTCCGTTTGGACCCATTCCACCGCCGGCAGATGTTATTGTGCTAAAAATTGAAGGCTCACCTTGTGAGCCTGGTTGATTTGTTCCACCACCACCTACTTGTATTGGATAACTACCAGCTGCTAAAGTTATAGCGCCTGCTCCTTCTAAAGGAGATTGAGTATATGAATCATTGGCTGCTTCGTCTTCTCTAAAGCCACCGCCTCCACCGCCGCCGTTTTGTGCAGCTGAATTGGTTCCGCCACCACCACCAACTACCATGTAACTAGCTAAATTGTTTGGTTGAGGAGCTGGTCCACCGCTACCTTCTAGTGTAACGCTGAATGTGCCATCTCCAGTAAATGTGTGAATTTTATAATCTCCGTCAGTGCTTTCTGTTCCACCTGTAGCTACTACGAACTCTGATGTTGCAGTTCCGCCTCCAAAGCCTAAAACTTTATATCCAAATCCAGTTGCCATTATTCTCCTTATACGTCGTTAGCAGCGTCTGTAGTGAAGAATAATTTGATTCCTAATAGTTTTGCATCAGCTGTTAACGAATCTTCAGACACGTCTCTAGAGATTTGGAAGAATACTTCTTCATCTGTGCTAGGTGAGCCTGCAATAGTTACTGCTCCACTTTCTGCTGTCACGTCTAAATCGTTTGCCGTACCGCTATGAGCTTTTGCTGTTGGTGCAACTGCTGTTCCAAACGCTACGTTTATCGTATCGTTGTCAGCACATGCAACACCTTGTAAGTCCCAAGATACAGTACCTGTATTCGTCGAGTCTGCTGTAAAGTAAGCTTGAAAAGTTACTGTGCCTTCATTCCATGATTTTGGAAATGCAACAGCAAACTGTGCAAACTCGTCTGAATCTTTATCAAAGTCTAAAGTTTTAATTTCTGGACCATTAGATAACTCTACTTGTGCTATGTTAGCACAACCGTTTGTAGTGTTTGGGTACATTGAAGAAGCAGGAACCCAAATAGATTCTTTGCCTGCAATTTTAATTGCTGCAGTGTTATCTCCTCCATCTACGGCTTGAGCAACACCAGTACCGTTAGGTGCAATAACAATGTTTCCATTAGCACCGTCAGTTATCGTGATTGTTCCAGAGTTTGTACCTGAATTAGTATCTAAAACTAGATTGTGTGCACCGCTAGAAGTTATTGTAGCGTCTGCAGATCCTGTTCCAACTACGATCTCACCAGTTCCTTTTGGTGCTATCGCTAAATCTATGTTTGAATCGCCACCGTTAGCAGCGATTAATGGATCGTTTCCAGTTGCAGCATTTGTAACTTTAATTTCATTAACTGCAGATGACGTTGTTCCAAAAACAACAGACTCGTTGCCATTTGCGTCAGCTATAAAACCACCGTCTGCAAATTTTGGAGCTGTTAAAGTTTTGTTTGTTAAAGTGTCTGTTGAAGAAGCAGTTATAAATCCAGCATCGTCAATGTCTGGATTAGTGCCATCGTTGGCTGTAGCGTAAACTAATTTTACTGCACCTGGTGCAACAGTTACACTATCTCCAGATCCTGTTACGTATTTAAATACTACGTTTTGAGATCCAGATGTTGAATTTTTTAATATATAAAATTGTTGAACATCTATTGGGATAGTAACGTTTCTTGAACCTGAAAGAGTTCCAGTAAATTCTATAATTCTGTGTGCAAGAGTTGCACCTGTTCCACCGTCTGTTACTGATAAAGTTGTATCTCCAGAGTCAGAGACGGCTTGTGTGGTAAAACCACCTGAAATTTGTTCTACAATACTTAAGTTAGTATTAGTTTTTGTTCCCCATGTACCGGCATTTTCACCAGTTGCCTGTAGTTCTATACCGAGTGGTGAGTATGTTGAAGCCATATTTTTTCTCCTATTTAGCTTAAGCTACGTTTGTATAACTTGTATTAGAACCAGTGTCAATAGCTTGATACGCTTGAATTCCAAATCCTGTTGCAGTTCCAAAAGCAGCTACAGAGGCTGTTGATGAAACCCCAGTTAATCCCATAACATCCGCTGGAGCTAAAGTTCCAACTGCAGAGGTAGCTGCAACTCCTGTTAATCCTATAACATCAGCAGGAGATAAAGATCCAACAGAAACAGTAGCTTGTTGTCCTGTTACAGCTACAATTGGACTTGATCCAATTGTTATAGATCCTAATTCAGATGTTAATGAAGCCCCAGTTAATCCCATAACATCCGCTGGAGCTAAAGTTCCAACTGCTGAAGTTGACGCTTGACCACCTAGTCCTACTATTTCTTGTGTAGGATCTATTGATCCAACAGATGTAGTTGCAGAAACTCCAGTTAATGAAAACTCTGCACTAATAACTAAACTTGTTGATCCAAGGTTAGAAGTTAAAGATTGACCAGTTAAACCTACAACGTCTGCAGGGTTGAGTGTAAACATTCCCCAACCATTTTCACCATAAGACGCGTTACTCCAACCGTTAGGACCAGAGTTTGATGTCATTGCATCAGGTGCAGTTAACTCTACTTTAAAACTTGACTCTCCCCAAGACTCTGCGTTCCAAGTATCTCTACCCCAACCTTGTTCAGGGAAAGCTACTAAATTTCCAACTGATACAGTTGCTGATACTCCAGTTAAGAAAACGGTAGGGTCTTTTATTTCACCCCATTCACCATCATTCCAAGCTTGTGCACCCCAACCAGTTGTAAAAGCTTCGCTTATTCCCCAAAGATTTGCACTCCAGTTTCCTGCTCCCCAAAAATCAGCGTTAGGTGTATTCGCTTGGCCACCCATTCCAGGGTGATTAGAACAATAATAATATAAAGTTGGTGCGTCGGTTGCTACAGTAATTTGAGTGTAGGCTCCTGAAGAACCTGGAGTTCCGTTGGTTGTAACTCCGGTAGTATATTCACTTCCACTGTTGTGAGTTCCATCGGATGTTGTAGAAAATCTTAACGGGTGGGTGCCGTTTGAAGAATCAGATTGATCAAATCTAAAAGTTCCACCTTCAACTAATTCTAAAGTGGCTTGCTGTACACCATCAATAAAATATTTATTACCGGAGCCGGTAGAGACTACCGTTACTGTAAAAGTTCGAGTAACGGACATCCGTTTCTCCCCCTTACGCTATTCTAATGATCGCGTTTGTAGCGTCTGCTGTAGGAAATTGAATTGTGAAAGTTCCAGATGTTACTGTTTTATCTCCACCAAATGCAACTACTACACAAGCAGGATCGCCTGATTCTGAATCATTGTAAATTAATGCACCGTTAGCTGTGAATGATGCGTCAGTGTAAGAAACATCAGCAAAGTCACAAACCGCAGTTGTGCTCGATGCCACTGGAGTTACGCTTGTTAACGTAGCACCACCAGAGGTGTAAGCAGTTCCAGAAGTGTTAGTGATTTCGTTTGAAGATGAAAAAGCTGTTGTGCTTGCTCCTAAAGTTGCTGAACTAGTGTATAAAGCAATCTTAAAAGTGTCGCCTGTTGTTGCTGTGAAATCGTGAACTCCTTTTAAAAGTTCTACTTTGAAACTTGTACAAACTGCTGATGTTATTGCCATTTTTTATCTCCTATGGGTTTGCTGAATTTATTGGTATTCTGACTGCTCCATCTGTGTAGTCATCTCTTCTTCGTCTACCAACTTGTTCGTTTGCAAACTTCTGTACTTCTTCTTTATACTTTTGCTCGTATAATGTCAACATATCTGTTGGGCCTTTTAAGAAGCTGTAAGTTTCTGCCAAACAGCAATATAACAGGCCATTAGGGAAGTTTAAGCTAATATAGTTGGTATTATCGCTCTCTAAAAGAGCTGGCGCTGCATTGTAATGCACTCTAAATTTATAGGTAGTATCTGGTACAGGGGCAAACATCATTCTACCAGATGTGGTATCTGACTCTCCTGTAGCACCGCCAAACATGGCATAATATTTAGGTTTTCCTCTAGAAGATGACTCTGTAGATGAAACATATTCTTGAAGATATGTAATATCTTTTTTCTCTAACCAAGTGTTGGCACCTGTTATATCACTAGTAGAATCATACACCTGTATACCTCTAATGAAAACTGCTCCTGCTGGAGCGTTAATAGTTTCTTGACCTGTAACTAAATTACCTGATTGTTGTTTTCTATCTGCATCAATGGGTACATCTCTAAAAATTCTATATTGTGCATTTAAAATAATATTTTCTAAAACAGAATCAGACAACACATTGGAATCAACTTCTGTGTAACTTCTTATTTGTGTTTTTAATCCTGATGCACTTAATCCTGCCATTATGCTGATAACGTGACTGGTCCAACAGAACAGCCATCGCCTCCTCCTTTTACTCCCCCTTTTGTAGCAGTATCTGTATCAACTGTAAAATGAAAAAAATTAGCGGTTGAGTAATCGCTAGTATTTCTAGCGTCATTTACATATAGCCCAGTTGTAATTGTGTATCCTGCAGCTTTGGCTATGTTAGCTCCAGTTATGCCATCAAAACTTGTTGGGTCTGCAAACTGAAAAGAACCACCCGACGCCGTGATTGCTAAAGGTGCTCCTCTAAATCTTTGAGTGCTGCCATTTGTAATTCCATGTCCTGGAGCAGTTACGTTTATAATTCTAGAACCTGCTGCATATGTTTCAAACGCATCAGTGGGCAATAAATACGGAACAGCATTTTCTGTTCTTGCAGGTCTTACATTACGCAAAGATATTGCATCACCATTCATAGGTTTTGGTTCTAACTGTGGTTGCTTCGGTTCAAACTCTGATATATGAACAAAAGATCCATTCCATTCTCTAACCATTTCATTGTATGGAAACTCTACACCAGATCTATCTGATATTGCTTTTGCGTATTTACCTGTTGCAAATTTTGCCATTATTGACTTGGGTAGTAAGCTTTAGGTGTAATGTATGTGCTTGAAGCTGACCCATCCTCCGCTAGTGCTCTTGCAAATTCATCTTCGTACGCTAATTTCATAGCTTGAATTAATTCTGGTTTATATTTTTGCGCTAAATAATATGCCAGTCCTGACACCATGCAAGGGACAAATCTAAAAGGAACATCTGTTGCGTTTGTGTAATCACCAATATCTTGTATTCTTTTTATAAAATAAAAATGCATGTCTTTTGATGCGTTTGTAGAATCAGGTGTTGGATAGATATGTATTCTAACTTTGTCTATAAATCTTTCTACCCAATATTGATTAGGTGTTCCTTGAGATAATTTATTTGAAAATGCTGCGTAAGTAGATCTATCTACCTTTGTCATTGGAGAATCTGATTGAGTTGTTTGTGTTCTGTTAGATCTTAATTGTGCCTCTAACACATCAGATAGTCCGTAAATACCATTTGTTGGGGTCGTTGTTGCGCTGGTTCCATCACCGCTAGCTCTAAAAAAATCATAGTCAGATTGACCTTGAATTAAGTCAAGATTGGTTTCGTCTATTTCCCAATAGTGAATACCTCTGTTTCCCCACTCTTGAAATAAAATATTAAGAGATCTTCTTGCTGATTTTAATTGATAACCAGCTACGTTTTGTAATCCAATACGCTCAAAAGACTCTTCTACTATTTCATCAATAGAAAAAGTTTTGTCGAACGTTGTTGTTCCAGAGGTAGTATTTGCCATTCAACCTCCTATGCGTCTAGGTATACCGTCAACCCTGTGATATCACCTTGGTCCATTGGAAGATAAGCACCTGCACTAAATAGAACTCCATCATCAGGAATGTAAGGATCTAAATCTCCTGCGTCCGCAGGTATAGTCATTACAGTGTCTCCTGTGCTTGAAGTAGTTTTAAATAAAAAATTATCTGCAGATGAAATAACACCATGCATACCTTTTATTCTAGTTCTTCCAGTCCATAATACAGCGTGCATCCCATCTGAAGTCACCCCTGCAGTTATATCTACAGATGCTGCCCCATTTCCAGTTATGCTTGTCACTGTGTTATAAAATTTAGTAGAAGTTACAGTTGCTCCTCCAGCTCCACCTACTAGATCTTCAGTTTGAGAAGCTCCCATT